GTCTTTTCCTCTGATGGCGAGACCATCACCGAGACCTACGGCACAAAGAAAATCGAGACCACCTTCGTGTCTGCGAACAAGATTGTCCAGAAGTTGTTCGAGGGTGAGCTGTTGCAGAAAACGAAGACCATCACCTTTAGCAGTGACGGCCTGATTATCAACGAGGAGGTACAGTAATGAGTTGGGCAGAAGCAAAATGGACTGTAGACCAGATTTTGCAGAAAGTTGGGCAAGCCCCCAACAACATGCGAGAGTTCACCGCTTTCGCAAAATCCAAAAACAGTATCGGACTGAGATTTCTGGAACCCGCCGACAGCTATGACAGCGCAGGAAACCTGCTCTGCTCCGTTGGCGGCGTGATGATTCGCATGAGCGAGGAGCAGTACCCCACGAACACCAGCGAGGGTACGCTGGTTATCGACAACAAGGAGCTTGGTGAGTACGCCACCGAGGAGTATGTGGTGGACGGTCTGACCGAGGGTAAGACCTACTACTTCGCCGCTTTCCCGTACTCCACGCAGGGCGTGTTCAATCTCTCCACCAATGAGAGCAACCGGGCTTCTGCGGCTCCCGCCGATGGCGAGACGGCGAATGTCACCATCGAGATTGACGATGATAGCGCATTTACCAGCGTCACCATCACCTGCGTGGACGAGACGGACGGGCAGTATACCAAAACTGCCACCCTCACCAAGACGCAGAAGACCACTTCCTTCACGGTCGCTATCGGTCACACCTATCACATCGAGTACGGGGCGGCTGACGGGTACTCCAAGCCTGATAACACTACTTCCAAAGTGTCTGTGGCAGGTGCGGTATCGAACTACGAAGCCACCTACTACTATTTCACCGCCACCATTGATGTCACCTATCCCGCTGGCGCAACGCTGACCTGCTCCCTGAACGAAACGGTCTACACTGCCACGACCAGCACGGGTACTTATCAGTTCCAAGTCCACGAGGTCGGCACTTGGACGGTGAAAGCAGTGAGCGGAAGCGAGACCGCTTCTGAGCAGGTCGTAATCACCTCTGACGGGCAGAGTGAGGAAGTGGAGCTGTCCTTCGTGAAAATCTACGGTATCAGCAGAGACAAGAGTACTTCGTCCCCCGCTTGGGCGAGAACCGACAACGCTGTCGGCATGACTGCCACTGCTTCCGTGGGTGCAAGCGCAGGTCATAGCGATTTCGACAATGCCATGCCTTGGAAGGGCATTGTGCGTGAAACCCTCTCCACGGGTGATGTGATGGTGAAAATCCCCAAGTTCTGGTATCGCCGTTACCGCTCCGGGAATGTGGAGTATATCAAAATCGCCGACAAGCCCACTGCTGGTTTCTCCGTTCACCCGCTGTTCAATCATGCTGGCAAGGAGTGTGACCACGCCTACATCGGCGCATACAAGACCTCCTCCAACAACAAGTCCGTCAGCGGCGCAAGCCCTCAGGTGTCTCAGACGAGAGCGCAGTTCCGCTCCAATGCCAAGAGCAAGGGCGCAGGTTGGAGCCTGATTGACATTGCGGCACTCTCCGCTGTGCAAATGCTCATGCTGGTTGAGTTCGCCGACAACAATGTGCAGAGCAAAATCGGTAGAGGTTACTGTGACGGCAACAGCGGTTCTCTGAAAACCGGCTCCTGCAACAGTATTCCGAATCTCACTGGCAGACCTTCTGGCACGGACGGCAAGGTCGATGTCGTGTGGAGAGGTATCGAGGGTCTGTGGGGCAATGTGTGGGAATGGGTTGACGGTGTGAACTGGAACAACGGCTCTTACTATGTCTGCAACGACCCGTCCAAGTATGCAGACGATATCGCAAGCAATTACGCCAAACTCTCCTACACGGGTGCTACGAATTGGAGCAGTTCTTACATCACCGAGGAAGGTCTTGACTCTGGCAACAACCCTCATGTCATGCTTCCTGCGGCGGCTGGTAGCGGCAGTGAGTCCACCTATATGTGTGACGGCTGTTGGAGTAGCACTGGTTGGCGGGTGTTCCTACGCGGCGGCTATTGGTCTACTGGCTCGATTTGCGGTCTGTTTACGGCTAATTTGAACAACACTTCGTCCAATTCCAACACGAACATTGGCTCTCGCCTACTTTTGTTAAACGGTCTATCCATCAAAATACTGTCTCGCCGTACCCATTGGTAAAAAATAGTTTGGAGGGATAGGGTTAGTAGGTTCACTCTCGAAAGCCCTATAAGAAACAAAAGCACATGAAAAGGTTTGGCTTTCTCTATGAAAAGGTGGTGTCGGTCGATAACTGTCGGCTGGCTATCCTTAACGCTTCTCAGAACAAGAGGAAGCGGAAGATGGTGAAAGATGTCTGCGACAACTTGGAGGACTACGCAAAAGACCTGTCCGAACGCTTGAGTCGCATGGACTTTCTCTCGCCATACAAGACTCGTTTCATCAAGGACGGTCTGTCTGGAAAAGAACGAGAACTACAAATCCCGGCGTTCTACCCTGACCAATGCGCACACCACGCCATTATGCAAGTCCTCAAGCCTATCATTGAACGGTCTTCCTATCATTGGAGCTGTGCCAACATCCCGAAGCGTGGTATCGACCATGCTTCCAAGGGTGTGGAGAGGGCTACTGTCAGGGACAGAAAACACGCCAAGTACTGCGTGAAGATGGACATAAGCAAGTTCTACCCGTCCATTCCTCACGGCAAACTGAAAGCCCGTCTGCGGGAGAAAATCAAAGACGAAAAGTTCCTGCAAATCATCTTCAAGGTGATTGACTCCCACGAACAAGGGCTTCCCATCGGAAACTACACCTCGCCTTGGCTGGCAGAGCTGTACCTGCAACCGCTGGACAATCTTATCAAGCAGAAGCACAGAATCCAACACTATGTCCGATATGCTGACGATTTGGTACTGATTGACAGCAATAAACGAAAGCTGAGAAAAGCTCTCCATGACATCTTCGAGTTCGTGGGTGAGCTTGGCCTGTCCATCAAGCATGACTATCAGCTCTTTCGTATTCAGCAGTACTGCAAAGATAGGTCAGGCCGCAGAGGGCGAAAGATAGACTTCGTGGGACGATGTTTTGGCGTGGGCTTCACCACCATTCGCAAGCGGAGAGCATTGGCTCTCATGCGGCAAAGCAGGTTTATCCAGAAACTACAGAGAGAAAACCGACCTATCGCATACAGAATCGCTTCCGGGTTTATCTCCCGGTGCGCCTGTTTCAAGCATACAAATTCCTACGCAATGAGGAAGAAGTACTGCGAGACAGTCAACATCAAGAAGTTGAAGGAGGTTATCAGCAATGAGAGTAAGAGGAAATGTCTCTCCCAACTCGCTCACCATTGAACCGTTCGCACCCATGCCGGGGTATGTGGAAGTGCGTCTGAGGGAGAACATCAAGGACATCACCATGGTCGATGAAATGACCGAGCGTGAAGTCACCATGTTCGAGTATGACGAGTACACTTTCCATCTGGCTGGCAAAGAAGGTCTGCGAGAGGAAATCGAAGGAAACATGAGCAACTGGCTTATCACCGGCAGGACGCTTGAAATCAACGAGGGTGCAAGCATTGTGCAGGACATGAAGGAAGCTCTGGAAATTGTGGGGGTGAGCGTATGAGCATGATTGAACAGGTAAAAGCAATCCGTGACGCTATGGACTACGCAGGTGCGAGTCTGGACGAGGACACCGCCCTGATTTGCGTTGCGCTGTATCGTCCTTGGAAGGTCGGTGTGAACTACAAGGTGAACGACCGTTTCACCTACGGCGTGAACAGCGTGGGAGACCCCCAGCTCTATCGTGTGGCACAGGCTCACACCTCTCAGGACGATTGGAGACCTGACGCTGTTCCTGCCCTGTACACACCCCTCGGTCTCAACGAGGAGGGCTACCCCATCTGGACTCAGCCCATCGGCGCACATGACGCATACAACACCGGGGACATTGTCCAGTACAAGGACAAGCTCTACAGGTCGTTGATTGACGGCAATGTGTGGTCTCCCGAAGCCTACCCGCAGGGGTGGGAGGAATACACCCCTACTAAGTAATTTCAGCGAAGGAGAAGCCCGATGGACGAGTTTTTGAAGGTTTTTGGCGATATTACGATTTCCACGGTTGCGGTAGTCATTGTCGCACTGGTATTCCTCTGGAAGTTGTACACCATCGTCAAAAACCACCTGATTGAGAAGTATAAGCAGGAAGAAGAAAAAGAGAAAAAGGTGCAGGAGGTAATCGAACAGGCAAGCAATTATCCGAAGTGGCATGAGCAGAGTGTCAAAATCCAGAAGCAGTTTTCGGAGACCATTGCCGCCATTCAAACGGCTCAACTCAACAATCTGGAAAGCCTGAACCGTTTGGCGAAGATGATTGCCGAGAACGAAGCTACTACATGCCGGTATAGGATTTTACGCTTCAACGATGAAATCCTGCACGAGCAAAAACATACGAAAGAGCATTTCGACCAGATTCTCGATGATGTCACTCGGTACGAGAAGTTCTGCGCCGAACATCCTGAGTACGAGAACAACAAGGCTGTTCTGGCTATCGAGAACATCAAGAGAGTCTATCAGAACTGCTCCAACGAAAACACTTTCTTGTAAGGAGGATTGATAGCATGGCTTACACAAACAGCCCACTCGTGACCTACACCAAGCTCACCTCGAACCATTCCGGGCAGAGAAAGCACATCATTGACACCATCACCATTCACTGCATTGTCGGACAGTGGACGGCAAAGCAGGGGTGCGATTACTTTGCCAACACGGACAGGCAGTGTTCGGCAAACTATGTCGTGGGTAAAGACGGTTCTATCGGCCTGTCCGTTGAGGAAAAGAACCGCTCTTGGTGTTCTGGTGGCACTGACAAGTACGGGAACCCTATCCGGGTAAACGGTATCTCTGGCGCAGACAATGACCACCGGGCAATCACAATCGAGGTGGCGAGTGACACCACCCACCCCTATGCCGTGACAGACCAAGCGTACAATGCTCTGGTCAGGCTGGTTGCAGACATCTGCAAGCGCAACGGCATTAAGAAGCTCCTCTGGAAAGGGGACAAGTCCCTTGTGGGGAAAGTCAGTGAGCAGAACATGACTGTACACCGCTGGTTCGCACAGAAAGCGTGTCCCGGCGATTATCTGTACAACAGACATGCTCAGATTGCCGTAGAGGTCAACAAACTTCTCGGAAATGCTTCCGACACACCCGCGCCGCCGAAGCCCCCTGCTCAGAAAACCCTCTACAGGGTGCGTAAGAGCTGGTCTGACACAAAGAGTCAGCTCGGTGCTTTCTCCGTTCTGGCAAACGCCAAGTCTCTGGTGGACAAGAACCCCGGCTACAAGGTCTTTGACGAGAGCGGCAAGGTAGTGTACGAGAAGGGCGGTACTTCCACCGCTTCTGTTCCCTATATCGTGCGTGTGACCGCCACCGACCTGTATATCCGCAGGGGTGCTGGCACGAACTACGGCACGAACGGCTTCATCAAGCCGGGTGTCTACACCATCGTTGAGGAGCAGGACGGTCAGGGTGCTACCAAGTGGGGCAAGCTGAAATCCGGGGCTGGTTGGATTTCGCTTGACTTCGTCCAGAAGCTCTAATGCCACGGCGCAGACGGAAGAAGCAGAAACCCGTTTGGGAGTTCTCCAAGAGAATTGTGGTGGCAGTGTTCGTTATCAACATCGTGGTGATTGCGTTCGCTCTCGTCATGATGTGGCGAACCTGCGACCTCTCTCCGATGGCATATCTCATTCCAGCCGTTGCCGCAGAGACCGCAACGGGGACTGGCTTCTACTACACAAAAGCAAAGGTCGAGAATCGCATTAAGCTGATGAAACAGTACAATGTCGAACCGACTGAGCAATCTTTCAATGAACAAGGAGGATTTTAACCATGATTGACCTTACTCCCATCATCACCGCAGTTCTGACCCTGATTATCTCCCTGATTTCCGCTTTCTTGATTCCCTATATCAAGGCGAAAACCACGGACGAGCAGTTCAAGACCATCAAGCTGTGGGTGCAGGTTGCCGTGCAAGCGGCAGAAATGCTCTATGTGGGCAGTGGCAGAGGTGAGGAAAAGAAGAAATATGTGCTGGATTTCCTCAACAGCAAGGGCTTCACCCTGAACACCGAGGAGATTGACAACCTCATTGAGTCCGCTGTCTTGGAGCTGAAACAGGCCGAGCAGAAGTAG